TCATCTTCTTTTTGGCAAAAGAGCTGGGTCTGACTGTGACTCAGCTCTCCCAAAATGTGACAACTGAAGAGCTAGTTGGTTGGGCGGCGTTTTTTGAACTCCGCAACGAAGAAGAGCAGAAGTCAGCGGATCAGGCCAAAATGCAGGCCCGTACCAAGATTAGGTAGCCGCAGTAGACTGGGGTACAAGACCCTGCCCTACCACAGTGGCTGAATATAACGTTGATATTCTTGTAAAGGCCAAGATTCAGCAGGCTGAGCGTGCGCTCGACACGCTGAAGAAAAAGATTGACAGTATAGCTAAAAATCCTGTAATAAAAGTAGGCGCAAAAGGTATACAAGATATTAAAACATATGCAAATGCGCTTAAAGATTTAGGTTTAAAAGGAGCCGCTGCTCGTGGAGGTCTAGCTGCCATAGCGTTGCAGCTCGGCAAGTTTGGAACTTTAACGACAAAAGCTACAGGTATTGCAGCAGGACTCACCAGCGGTCTTGGGGGTCTTGTCGCTAAAACCACGGCTGTTGCTGCCGGCTGGGGAACTCTCGGCGCTTCACTGGCCGCTTCAGGGCAAGCATTTAATTTAGCCACGAAGGCAACCGCTGGAACTGAACAGATCCTCGGTCAAGTGCTCGCAACCTTGGGGCAGATGCCTGCCACGTGGGGAGCCGCCGCAGTTGCAGCGATGGCTTTTGCTCCCCAAGTTGCAAAAGCTGGGGCAGCTTTAAACGATGCTGTAGGAGAAAAAGCTACAAAGTCTATTGCAGCAACAGTACAACAGTTTAATAGTCTAAACGAGCAAGTTAAGTTTACAGCTGCTTCCTTTCAGGATTTAATTAAAGGATCCACACTTAACCAACTAAACGCACAGTTACAGGATGCTACTCACCAAGTAGGTGAATACCGTTCGAATACCGAAAAAGCAAGAATATCGGCTCAGCAGCTTGTAACTGTAACTAGAGCACAAGCAGCAGAGCAAAGGGCGATAAATGACTTGGTGCGTAAAGCTCGCGGCATAACACAAACAGAGCTTGAAGAATCTAAGGCCATAAAAGCTCTGGAAACTAAACGACGCAAACAAGCGTACTTAAATGAAGAAGCAAACAAATACAATCTTGAAATTGACGAGTACAACCGCTTAGCCCGAGAGGCAGCAGAGGTTACTAAGAAGTGGGAGCAAAGTTTACGAGGCGTCAATAGTGCTGCGAAAGCAGGAGTTTTAGGTAGTACCAGTCAGATTCGTGCGCGTCTACAAGAGATGCGTGAGAATCGCCGATCGGCGGAAATTGCACGCGAAAGATCTGCCGCGTTTATGGGCACTTCAGGCCCGATGCAAGGTCCGGGGGCGCTCGGTGCGGTTGCCCGCGCAGAAGCAAACAGGGTGGCACTACGGCAGCAAGCCATAAAACTGCTGGAAAAAGAGCGCCAAAAGGCGCAGCAGAACTTCCAGTTGATGCAGAACTGGACCAATGTTTTGCGGAAAGGGCCTGAAATCCTTGCGGATATGCAGCGCCTTCGCGCCAAAGAACTGCAAGACAGAAAAGACAGTATTGCTCTCGCTGCCAAAGAGTTAAGCCTTACACAGGAAAACGAAAGGCTTACGGCTCAGGCAGCCCGCAAAAAGAAACTCGGCGCAGCAGCTCAAAACGCTCTGATTGGTGGCGCTTTCCCGCTGTTGTTTGGGCAAACTGGTGCTGCCGCTATTGGCGGTGGTATTGGTGGAGCGATTGGTGGCCTGGTTGGTGGTCAACTGGGCTTTGGCCTGTCACTGCTTGGCACCTTCATCGGCGACCTAATCGACAAGGCAAAACACCTGGAGCAGAACGTTGCATCTTTGAACTCCAGACTTGTTAATACAGGGCGCAACAGTATTACTACTGCTCAAGATGTTCGCGAGCTAGCAAGCGCCTTGCGAATGCAGAACGATGAGGTTGTGAATCTGATTGCTGCTTTTGCCCGCTTTGACGATGGCGATCAGCGTGAAGCATTGGCCAGTATTTTTGCAGGTATTGGTGACGAGGCGACGTTCACCAAACTCGCTCAAGCAGGTCTAAATCAAAAGAATGCACTGGATGCAATTTTCGCGTTGCGCACACAGATCGGCAACGAGGAAGCACGGTCTCTTGCTATTACGTTGACCCAAAATGGCGCTCTAATAACTCAACAAAAACTACAGGAATTGCTTGTTGAGGAGAGCATTAAGGCAAAAGTCGCGGCAGCATCCCAAATCAACGAATGGGATTCCATCCGTGGAGCGATTGCACAAAGCATTGTTCTCATTGCCGAGTTTGTCCGCTTTACTCAGAACTTTAAACTACCTGGAATGGACTTTGGTCCGAAGGTAGACACCAGCACACTTGATTCGCTAATTAACAAGTACAAGGGCATGGATGCCCAGTTCTTTGCAAGTCAGCGAGGCAAGCAGGTTGAGGCTGATCTAAGAGCGCGAGTTAAATCTATTTTGGACGCGCTTAAAGAAGAAACTGATCTGCTTGCGCTGCAAGGCGGCTTGCAGGACAAACTCAATGGCAAGATCGACAACACCCTTGGCAACCTGCAGATTCAACTAACGCTCAAAGAAAAACTGCGGGAACTTTCAATACGGCAGGCTGCCGCTGCCCGTGACGGCAACACAATCCTTATGGATGCACTTGCAATGGATGCAGTGCTGTTGCAGCGTGAAGCAGCAATTAAAACTGCACGATTAGAGAGTAAAAATCTTGCCGAAGAAGAGCTACGAATCAAAATTGCGACTGCCGATGCTGATCAAAAGTTGGCGGATATTTTGTTTAACCGCAAGCAAGCTGACGCCGACCTGGAGAAAAAAGCCGAAAAAACGATGTCTGGCTTACAAAATCAGCTTGAGCTTGAACAAGCCAGACTTGAGGGAAAAGGTAAGGAGGTCGAATTAGAGCAGCGAGCAGCTGAGATTGCAGCTGGGAACAAAAACTTGAGCGAGGATGCGGTGCTTGCGGTCCTCAAGCAGATTGATGCGGCCAAGCAGCTTGTTGCTGAACAAGAGCGCATGAAGCAGGTATTTGCCGATATTGGTATGACAATTAAGGATGGAGTTGTAGATGCTATTGGCGCAGCTGTCGAGGGAACCAAGACCTTGGGAGAGGTGGCAAGCAACATGCTGCGAAATATTGCCAACCGGCTTTTGGATGTTGCCGTCAACATGGCGATGTTTGGCGTCCCAATGGGCGTTGGTACGGGCGGCGGTCTTTTAGGCGGACTTTTCAAGGCAGACGGAGGTCAAGTTCAAGGCGGCAAGTCCTACATCGTTGGCGAAAAAGGCCCTGAGTTGTTTACCCCTGGTGCGAGCGGAATGATTACGCCCAATCACGCTTTGGGTGGAGGCACGTCAAACATCGTGGTGAACGTTGACGCCAGTGGCAGTAACGTAGAGGGCAGTGCCGATCAAGCCAGTCAACTTGGCAAGGCAATCGGTTTGGCCGTCCAGCAAGAACTGGTCAAGCAAAAACGTCCTGGAGGCTTGCTCGCCTAATGGCTACCTTCCCTTCCATCACGCCGACTTACGGCGTACAGAAGCAGAGCCAGCCGATTGTTCGCCGGGTGCAATTCGGTGATGGCTACGAAACGCGCTTGACCTACGGACTCAATCAAAATCCCAAGGTTTACAGCCTCACCTTTGAAGTCTCCGAGACCGACGCTGACACGATCGAGACCTTCCTAGATGCTCGTGCAGCTGACAATGAGAGTTTTGATTTCACTCCACCAGGTGAGGGATCTAGTTCAAAGTTTGTTTGTGAGAGCTGGTCTAAAACAATCCCGTATGTAAACCGCGCAACAATCCAGACCACTTTCCGCCAAGTATTTGAGCCCTAATGGCATACACAGCTTGGACTGATGCCCACGCTTACGCCGTCGGCGACATCGTTCGTTCTAGTTCGCTGCAAGCCAGCGGATTGGTTTTTCAATGCACGACTGCTGGTACGTCAGGCGCGACTGAGCCAGCATGGGCGACTGATATTGGCAGCACCGTCACCGATAACACGGTGGTGTGGACTGCAATCTCTAGTGTTTTTGAAGAGCTAGCCCAGCTTGCCCCAAGCGCGATTATTGAACTGTTTGAGCTGCACTTAGACACCACATTGCACGGCAGCAGCGACATCTACCGATGGCATGGTGGCGTCAACGCAGACGTCACCGGCAATATCACCTGGAACGGCAACGACTACGTTCGCTTGCCAATTCAAGCTGAAGGGTTTGAGTACGCCAACACTGGCAGCCTGCCCCGGCCAACACTGACCGTCGCCAATCTAGACAGCACGGTTACCAACCTTCTGTTGTTGGTCAACGCCACCACAGCAGGCAATGACTTAGGCGGCGCGACTGTCAAACGCATCAGGACGCTGAAAAAATACCTTGATGGCGAAACGGCTGCTGACCCCCACGCCAAGTTCCCCGACGAGATCTGGTTTGTTGACCGCAAAGCCAGCGAATCTCGCAATGTGGTCAGTTTTGAGCTTGCCAGTAAGTTTGACCTGCCTGGCGTAAAGCTTCCCAAGCGTCAGTTGATTGCCAATATCTGCCAATGGAAATACCGCAGCACTGAATGCGGCTACACAGGTACTGACTACTACGACATTAACGACAGCGAAGTAGACACGCTGGCTGAGGACAAATGCGGAAAGCGGATCAGCTCCTGCAAGGCACGTTTCGGCAGTACGGCTGAATTACCCTTCGGGTCATACCCAAGCGCCGGCTTGTAAACATGGATCTAAACGATTCGACTAGAAGCGCCGCCCTGGAACACGCCAAGGAAGCGTTTCCGCAAGAATCAGTTGGTTTGGTCGCGGTAGTCAAAGGGCGCAGGCGGTATTTCCCTTGCCGCAATATGGCGGAAACCCCAGACGAGCATTTTGTTTTAGACCCGGCGGATTATGTAGCAGTGGAGGAGAAAGGCGAAATTGTCGCCGTGATCCACAGCCACCCCAAGACCAACCCCGCACCATCGCAGGCTGATCGCGTGGCGTGCGAAAAGTCAGGACTTCCTTGGCACATCGTCAACCCGCAGACCGAACAATGGGGCTACTGCGAGCCAGAGGGTTTTGAGCTGCCCTATGTGGGACGTGAGTTTGTGTTTGGCGTGGTCGATTGCTACACGCTTTGCCGCGACTGGTACAACCGCGAGTTTGGGTTAAACCTGCGTGACTATGACCGCCGCGACCGTTTCTGGCTAAAGGGGGAGAACCTGTACCTCGACAACTTTGCCAATGAGGGCTTTTACCCGATCCCCTTGGAAGAGCTGCAGTACGGCGACGCAATTTTGATGCAGCTGGAATCACCGTTGCCGAATCACGCGGCGGTGTACCTAGGTGATCAGCTAATTTTGCATCACATGCAGAGACGGCTCAGTAGTCGGGACATCTACGGCGGTTATTATTTGAAGAGCACCGCCAAGGCTCTGCGGCATGAAAGTCGTTAAGGTCTACGGCGCACTCCGCAAAAAGCTGGGACAGTGCCGTTTTACGTTTGAAGCCGACACGCCCGCGCAGGCTCTTAAGGCGTTGTGCGTGAATTTCCCATGGCTGACGCAGTGGCTAATTGATAGCGAACAGGACGGGGTTAGCTATCGGGTCACTATCAGCAAAGAAAAAATCACCAACGAAACTTCTGCCGCTCTAGTCCTTCCATGGAGCGAGCGCGAAGTTTTTAGCATTACTCCGGTGCTTACCGGAGCTGGTGGGGGCGGCGGAGGTCAGATCTTGGCGGGTGTTGGGTTAATCGCCCTTGCGATTGTTGCCGCACCACTAGGCGCTGGTTTTGCAGGCTTAGGCGCTGGTGCTTTTACGTCAACAACCGGCACAGCATTGGTAACTGGAGCAGCTACAGCCTTTGGAACTACAGCCGCTTTAAGCGCAGTATCTACGATTGTGGGAACAATCGGTGTGTCGCTTGTCCTAGGTGGCATCGCACAAGCCATTTCGCCTTCGCCAGTCCAGTCAGCCGTAGGGTTCTCGACAGAGCGTGGCAGTGATGCAGCCAAGTTCGAGTCCTTTAGCTTTTCGGGGATTGTGAATACGGCGAAACAAGGCTTGCCAGTACCCATTGCCTACGGGCGCGTCTACGTTGGATCAGCCGTTATCTCCAGCGGTCTTGACGTCGATCAACTGAAATGACACGGATCGTTGGTGCTGGTGGCGGCGGTGGTGGCGGCGGCTGCTTTTTAGGTCACACCCTTGTCGCAACGCCTGACGGTCGCCGTCGCATTGACGAGCTAAAGGCAGACGATCACGTTCTGAGTTTTGACGACCAAGGCGTCGTCCACAGCGCCAAAGTTCTCAAAGTTCACGAGCACGCTGACGAGAAAGTTGTCCGGTATCGGCTCTGGGGCGGTGATCAGATTGACGCCACGCCGAACCACTGGGTTCTTAACCAGTTCAACGCCTTTGTTGAGATTGGAACCCTTGGTTCTGATGACTGCCTAGTTGATTGGAACGGACACCTCCGCCCGATTGTCGGCAGCGAGGAACTGGGCACTGGCACGGTCTACAACCTGACTGTCGAAGGGCATCACACGTTCATCGCCAATGGCATCCGCGTCCACAACGCCGGTCTTGGTCTTGGCATCGCTGGTTCGGGCGGCGGTGGTGGTGGCGGTGGCGGTAAGGGCGGTGGTGGCGGCAGTGCTGCACCTAAGCAGTCCGTCGAGCTACCGGACAGCCTGCAGTCGGTTCAGTACGCCAACGTTTTAGATCTGCTCAGCGAAGGCGAGGTTGAGGGCATTGAGGGAGGCGACAAAGGCGTTTTTCTGGATGACACGCCAGTTCAGGATTCTGCAGGCAATACAAACTTCTCGGGCTACACAATCGTCACCAGGAACGGGACACAGGCGCAGTCCTACATCTCCAATCTTGTTGGAACGGAAAACGAGACGTCGGTCAACGTTCAGGTAACCAAAGTTGCGCCTGCTATTCGGACCATCACTGATTCCGACGTTGACAAGGTGCGGATCACAATCATGATCCCGGCGTTGCAGCAGATCGGACAAGACATCGTTGGCTCATCTGCAAGCATCGAGATCCAGGTTCAGTACAACGGTGGTGGCTACACCTCAGTGGCTACCGACACGATCAAGGGCAAAACCAGCAGCAAATACCAGCGGGACTATGTGATCACCTTGGATGGGGCGTTTCCTGTAGACATCAAGGTTCTTCGCACGTCGAACGACTCAACAAGCGCAAAAATTCAAAACGACACCTATTGGCAAAGCTACACGGAGATCATTGAGGAAAAGCTGCGCTATCCCAACAGCGCGTTGGCTTATTTGCGCTTTGACGCTCGGCAGTTCAGCAGCGTTCCAACCCGCAAGTATTTGCTGCGCGGCATCAAGATCCAACTACCATCAAATGCTAGCGTCGATACCAGCACCTATCTCGGCAGGGTTACTTATTCCGGCGTTTGGGATGGAACGTTTGGCGCAGCTACCTGGTGTAACGACCCGGCGTGGTGCCTGTGGGATTTACTGACCAATACTCGCTATGGCGCGTCGATTCCTACCAGCAGCCTCGACCGCTATGACTTCTATTCAATTAGCCAGTATTACAACGAGCTTGTTGATAACGGCAAGGGCGGCAAAGAGCCACGCTTCAGTTGCAACCTGTTGATCAACAGCCGCGACGATGTTTACAACGT